GACATCTTCTTCGGGGAAATTTGTAGGGAAAAGAAATCTTTTCCATTCAAAGTACGAGTATATATTTTAACTCCCTACTCTAAAATAGTAGAGAATATCTCTTACAAAAATTTACATATATACAAAAATTTACATTTTTACAAAAATTTACATATTTACAAAATTTACATATATTACATATATACAAAAATTTACATTTTTACAAAAATTTACATATTTACAAAATTTACATATATTTCGAACCACCCCATGAAAGTTCTTGGCATTCATCTGGGTGATACTTGAACAAACTAAACAAATAATATCTGGGGAGTCTGTTGAAACAAACTCCACGCTCTAGGCAACTCTGCTCTAACTTATCGACATCTTCTTCAAAAGTGTCTTCATGTAAGTACATCTCACGTTGAAAGTTATTAACTTTATCAACCATCACAACAAGACCATCTTTTGAGGAGTCCAACCAGGACAATCCACTATAAAGAGTCCTCTTATCAAGCGGGCAAACAATTTTGCCAAGCTCACGATGATAGACAAAGGTTCTCTTAAGAAAAGAAACTTCGTGAAGCGTTTGGAATTTATCCTTTATAGGCTGCTTTGACGCATCCGTAAAAGTCATTCCAATGCTACGAAAGAATTTCTCCATTGAGACAGCGTGTAAATCTGGAAACACTCCAGTTCGCACTCCATTTAACTTATCATCACCGTAGACATAATCAACAATTTCATGTTGAAATGAACTTACAGTGCGTTTTTCCACAGGTACGTTTCTATAAAACCACATTGCTGTATAAGCTTTATTAACGATACTGTTGAAAATCGCTGTGAGAAAACTACCAGAAGGTAGAGAATGAGTCGTCAACATCATATCATCGTTTATAGCAACTAGCGTCGTTGAAAGGTTTTGCAACAAAAACGCAGCTGCGTTCTTGTGCTTACCTTTGTATTTATCCATGATACACTTAGAAACTAAATGTTGAACTTGGGGTAACATATTGCCATCATAATTGCCAATATCACCTGCCCATACACCACTGCAACTTTTTAAATTATTATACATCTGTGGCCATTCTGTGAAAGGATTAACTCCTATCATTATACCACTAAAAGTTTTGTGCTCTATGATTTTAGAAACCATATTGCCAAAATACTTCTTTGTGAGTATTTGTATGGGAAGGGGACTAACCCTAAAACTTCTAGGTTTGCCTTCTTTCTCTAGACCGCGAGTTTCATCTTTCAAGGTGCTATACCAAACAAGATCTTTCATCTCGAGGTCTCCACTCTCAAAATTGTCTTCAACTCGAGAAACTATTGCTCTTCCTTCATCAGTTAAGCGACCATTTTCAAAGTCTATATAATAAGACTTATCTTTTTCACAGCCAAAACCATTGGAGGAGTCTTTATTTAAGCCAGCGAGACTCTTGTTACCAGAGACTACAGTGCGTTCATCGATATCATCGAAATCGCAAATGTAAGTATCAATAACTTTCTTGGCGAACTCTAGTTCGTCTTGAGGAATATCGCTAACTAATTTAAAAGACTTCTTCTCAATATCTTTAACTGTATGAGGTCCATATTTGGATAGATCAGCAGGTTCTCTGGTTATAGGAAAACTTCCATAGAGAGGAGAAGGAACAAAATTAGTTTGTTTGGGAGTCTGTATATGAGCATTAGCTTGCAACTTTATACCACTTACATCATCAAGGACTTTAGTTGAAATGTCCACTTCTATTTTGTACTTATTATCAGCCTTAAGTATTTGGTGAATCTTATTTCTCACAGAGTGAGACCAAATAACGGCTGTTCCATCGGTACCATCACCTGCCACATGAAGACCTAGAACCAGTCCACGCTCATGAACAATTGAACTACCACACATTCCAGGGGCTGAAACGCCCACTGTAATTCCGGGATTACCCTGATCTGTGTCATGTCCGCTCGTTCTAACAACGTTAATTGGTCCTGAATCAGTTCCGTCAAAGCTGTAATAAACATTAGATTTCGAAACCTTGATAAACATGGGTAAATAAACGACACCGGCGCAAGTGACATACCATAACTCTTTGGCATAAGATTGAACTTGTGGAGTACGATCGACTTGTGTATATATGGATGAAGAAACACTGTTAGATTGAAAAAACTTAGACAAGTTTTTAAACGGTGTGGGAAAATTAGGAGGTAGTGTTAAAACTACCACATCTGCGGTATCATCTTTGTGAACGACTTTATAGGCAGCATGATCGACTAAAACATGTTTAGCATCACGATCTTTATAAATTGTAATGTGACCTTCGCCTGCTGAAAAAGCATGAGCAACGGAAACAATACAATGTCCACTTACAATTCCGCATACTCTAAAGACACCATCACCAGAGTGTACATCCATGTCATAAGTAGCATTTCGCACTGCATCAACAGGAGTTGAAGGAGTTTTACCATTCTTTATGGACAAGCTTTTAAAAACTTGTGAAACAGATTTAACGGGCATCAGAAACTTGATTGCATTGTAAACAAGTAATCCAGTACCCAAAACATAAAGAGCAGAAATTCCGATACTCATGAAGTCCATCACGTTAGCTCTAAACGTCATTTTGACAATTTTCTTTGAAATTTCATTGCAAAAATGAGTAAGAGTTTCCATGATGATAGGGCAAAAGCTCTTAAGGGAATCAACGAATGATTCAGCATTGACAAAAATATCTGCGTCCTCTGAAATTGTTTTAATTTCAGACTCGCTAAGGTCAGTACTTGCCTTATGCTGTTTCTTGACTTCGCTGAAAACCCTTACAATCTTCAGAATCCAGGAAGCAATCTTGCCAAGGGGTAATCCAGTCACTGGGAGTTTTACGTCTATTTCGATGTTATGATCTCTCATGAAGTTACTCACATCTTCAGGAAAACTATTTATGAAATTTTTAAGTTTCATATCATAGCTTTTGAATTGTAAGAAACCATTGAGCTTATCACCTTTTCGTGTTATTTTAGAAAAGTCAAAGACGTATCCTCTGCGATGCAAAGCTTCTACATTATCGATACCATCATTTCTCAACAATCCATGAATGTTCATGAAATTGTTAGTTGTTACCATAATAGTTTCGCTATTGAAAAACTTCGTGTCTTTCAGGTTAAGCGCTGCACAATCAAGAGGCAGCTTCAAATTGGAGACCATGTTTATTATTGATCTCCATTGGGATATACCTTGTTGTCCAAGATCATCCATCACAAAAATTTCTTCTCCATTATAAGAGTCATAGAAATCCTTTCCATCGTTCATCGGTTTGATATGGTGAGCATATGTAGTTTTATTACAACATTTTATCACCATATTCATAAGAACAGACTTAAAAACGCCAGGAGGACCTTCGAATATAAAACACGAAGGCTCAACTCTATCAGGAGCTTCATAAGCCAGTACGCATTTGTGTAAACGATCGAAGGATTCAAAAGTAGAAGAAACTGTTGCGGATCTGCGTTTGAGCTCTTTAAGAGCCTCATTATCATTGAGATCTTTGTGCATATCTTTAACTTGATTCCTAAACGACGGATCTACCGACGCAGCAGGAGCGTTCTTCCACTTCATGCACATATCTTTTGCTTGTCTAAGCAGACGATAATGTTTACCAAAAGATAAACATTGTAACATCTGCTTCATGGTGTCTTTATAAGATCCATCGATAGGGAGTAAGTTGATGATAAACTCAACCGCTTCGAAAATTGTATCGATGAAGTTATAAAAAATACCTGGTTCGTCACACAACTTTGAATACGTGAATGTTGACATTCTCTTCAAAATCTCATTAAATTGAGATGGTAAAGCGAATGAAATCAAACTGAGCATCAAAGGATCAGGGCCAGACTCACATTTCCAAGATTTAAAACTGTCATTCAACTTGTTACATTTGCTATGTAAATTGTAAAGACTAAGAATAATAGAAGTAATATCTATCACTGTGAATCTGTCTATGTTTTGTAAACGAAGAACGATCAGGGCGAGATCGATGAACATTGAATAATCAATATTCTTATGAACATGAGCTATAGTATCAGAAAACTGTGTCATCCACGTTTTGACGATTCTAAAAAGATTGTTCATCTCACCGAGATTGTTATAGGCATCTTTAAAGACATCCAAAAACTCTCGCTTGTTCTTACCGAACAAGACACTTTTGTAAGCAGTTAACAACTGCTTAACACTTTTCCAGGGGAGTTGCTTTCCGATAACTTTAACTTTGACGTCGTCACGAAGTACGAAGCATTTAGCTTCTAACTTCGCAAAAATTTTCTTAGTTACTTGTCTTATCACTTTCGTTGAAGTGTAAAACAGTAAATAAGTCACGTCATCGTTAGCATTATCATTAGACATGTAGGTCAAACCCGATTGCTTTCCATCGGCCAAGTCATCGCTTTTAGAAGGAGCGAGATCCTCATGTTTAGATTGATTTTTCATGGGCGCGTTACGCATTTCTCTTTCGAGCCATTGGCTATTTTTAATTCAGGCACCACCCTATTCAAAAGGTATAATCAGATTCCGGTTCTACCGCCTATCTGAAGAGCAATCCTGCCGGGGTCGATGAAGGGAATCACCCTAGTCTAAAGCTTTAAAGAACATAGACTAATCTGTTCTCACTGTGTTTAATTAGTAAAATACGCACGAGGCGCAGCATCGCTTAACACAGCCAAAGACGACGCATAGTCAGAATAAGTTGCAATACCAGTATTGAATGGTGAAACTTGAACTTCACGTCCATTAGGTGCAACAATGTATCGTAAACTACTGGGGAAAGCCACACAATTAAAACCGGCTCTACCCTCATCTGAACTAGCTGTGAAAATTTCAAAGCATAGTTTAGAGAGAGCAGCTTCGGTGCTAAGTGTAGAGGCTAGATGTTCTCTACGATAACTGATAACTATATAACCAAGATTATCTGGTAAATATAGTTCTTCGGAATTAGGTTGGGCGAGTCTTCCTTTCATGAAGGACCCAACAAACCTATACCGGGAATAGTTAGGGATTTCGATTTCAATTTCAGTAACATTAGAACCTTGGTAGTCTCCAGTTGTAAACTCTCTAGAAAGAGAGGTAGAAGCCATACCAGATTTATAGACTGTTGTAAATTCTTGAGAATTAAGCGGAAAATTAATATCCATTGGACAGTAAGCAGTTTTCTCATTCAAACCATCAATAACCAAGTTAGAAGCTATAGCATTGAGGGAAGGAGTGAAATTAGCTGCTCTAATTCCTATTGAGCTGTTATAAATAGAGCCTGGCGGAACAAAATAAGCTTTAACATCAGCATTACCAATAATGCGGATCTTAAACTTACCTCCACCTGCATAACCCAGAAACATTTTCTGGATTTCTGCAAGGGAGTTTGAGTCAGGATCGGTACTTATACCGGACAATAGACCAAGTAATTCTGAAACAGATAGCTGCAAGTAATTGTTTGCTTGCAATTGAGCAGTATCTATTTCAAAAGTTTGTTTAGGGGTTAATCTTCGCATATAATCACGCACACTATAAACTGGTTTAAAGTAGTTAGTGTGTACGGGATCAGACGTGGTTTTCACGTCTTTAGGTTGAAGATCAACTTGTCCGGGAACACTCATAGGAACTTCTGCTGATTCTCTAAAGAATTGTCTATAATTTTCTTGTCTAGTCACTTCTGATTGAACATCTATTCCTGTAGATGCTCTATTCACGGGATCTGTTGTTGGGACAGCGTTAGAAAGGGTCGGAAGGGGTTGTTCGTCAAATCGAGCTCTAAAGTTATTGGTTGAATAACCATAGAATTCAAAGTCATCTCCTGCTGAGAGATACACATTGAAATTAACTTCTTGTGATACAGAACCATTAACAATTAATGGTTGAGTGGAATAAATATAGTACATACCATGCTGGAGAGCGTTAACTTCCCAGGAAGTGGTACATTCCAATTGATTCCAACTTGAGCAATAAGGCAGGTCGACTGTCTGTATTTGTCCACCTGCGCTAAATTCAATGGTATCTACAAGCAAGTTTTGAATCGAATCATAAGAAGGATTCTGGGTCAAAGCTTGGAGAGGAGGTGAGTAATCTCTCGCGATAGTTAGCTTGGCATAATGAAAATTAGTCATATTCGCTTGAATATGTAATTTCAAACTACCTCGCCAATATCGCGAAAGATAGGCTAGACGTTGCAACGGCATAGAAAAAATTTGAACTCTTTGAAGGCCATCGGGAACCAATATGTTTTCTTGAACTGGCGTAATAGGTCTAGAAAACAAAAGGTCTCCGGTGGTATTAGAGTTACGCAAACGAAAGGTGTCGATATAGTAAGGTTTGGAAAGAATATACTTCATGTCCATCTCATCTATACAAGTCTCGAAGATAGGCTCTGCTGTTATGCGAGAGAAATTAGAGTAAGGGTCTAATTTCTCAAAAGCAGTGCCTGAATCGACTACGTTCTGAAAATTTCGCGTGCCAACTATTTTACGATCGTCTAATTTAGAAGAATTATTATTGTGCAAACCAGTGTAAGATCTGATGGTCCCTCGAGTTAGATCGAGAAGATCACCAGTAAACTTGGTAGCATAAGTTTTAATTCCTCCAAACAGACTATCGATATAGCTAGAGGCAAACGAACTCCATGAGGAAAATCCAGATTCAATATAGACTGGATCTACATGGGGAACATAAAAATCGGCTTGTTCAAAGATAAGATGCACGGTTATAGTAACTTCTGTCGAACCAGAGGTTGGAGCAACTAAAGGATTAAGAACTATAAAATTTATAGAAGCATAATTACCCTCAGTTATATCTGGTAAGGGAACGTTATTATCGACATTACAATCAGATAGTGTTTGATTGCTATAGAAAGGAATGGGAACACAAACTGCTGTTGAGTTGTTTGCATTCAGAAAAGCGTGGGGCGCGGCCATAGCGTGATTAAACAAGGATCTGGAATTAGCATTTATACCAAAGGGAGAAGCAGAAACTGCGACTGTACCCTGGTGCATTGCTGTTCCAGAAACTTGAATCATCAAACAGGCCTTCATTCTATATAGAACGGAAGCTCTGAAAGGAACTTTCAATAGATCATTCGATAAAGCATTAATATAATCGTATGGAAAACGATTATTAACATCAAGATTAGAAAACTGAGCATCGGCTGTAGACCAACGCAAAGTCTTAACTAAAAAAGGTTTATTAATGATTCTAGAATAATCCATCCGAAGTTCATTAGGAACTGACCTAACGATAGCGGGTGCATCATAATGATCTTTAGAATGATCCATGTCTCTTATAGTTAGATTAGAGTAAAAACCCTGACTAGCAGAAGAGACACTTTGATCGTTAGTGCTACTACCGCTAGCATGGTTTTGCACTTGGACGTTCTCTTTGCCCCCGCTAGTGTCATCCTCTCCCGAAAGAAAGGAATCTGCATGTTGTGGGGTTGGTCCTTGTTTAGGACTAGTGATCATATCACTATTTGTGTTGTTGTTGTCATTTTTGTTGGAGATGGTTGTTTGAGGAAATTAGGAAATACCATCATAAATCCTAACACCGAATACAATTCATTAAATTTATTAGTCATCCCTCAATCGGGGTATTCAATAACCGATTGATTAGAAGGTAATACTAATAAAAACTCGTCTTTAAATGGATACTACAAGATATAAAAGAAAAAATCTATCTTATAGTGCCAGTTATGGCAATCAGGAAACTCA